CGCTCACGAAGAGCCAATAGACCTTTTGCAAGAATCTTCGGCATGATATTTGTAAGTGTGTTAGCCATTGGGCTTTCCTCTTTTCAAAATGTGAAACTAAAAGAACAAACCCACTACAAAGGAGTTTGTAAAATTGTGTTCCGCATCATCCCGACACGGTGGCATCTCGCCGAAGTAAGAACACTTAATCTCCTGTAACTATTGAGTCGCCTGAAGCGATTGCCTCAATGTTACTATTAAGTGCTTCTTGGTCAAACCGACTAATACTTCGGCGACCTGTACCTCCTGAAGAGGTATTATTTGTGTTCGTAGCCCCACTTCCTGTGGAACCTGAACCTTTAAATGCACGAGCAAATGCGTCACTCGTCTTCATTTCTTCTACTAACTGAGATATTGACATAGGCGAACCTTGTGCATCCCCAATACGAGGATTACCACTACTATCGACCACTTCTGCAATGAAAGAGCCATTTTCTGCTCTTCTCATCCTAGTTTGATTCATAACATGCGGTAATAATAAATCCACAGACCCCTCAAGGTCTGCAATGGCTTTTGTGGCGGAAGAAGTAATGAGGTTTTGCTCTAATTGCCCAATGAGAGACTTATTTTCATCTGTCATTGACAGTAAAGAAGCCTCATGTTGTTTGATTAACTGTGCTTCCCGTACCTTTATTGCCTCTGCAACTTTTTTATCTGGGTCAAAATCTGCGTATTCTGAGATTTTTTCTAATGCTTCTCTTGCCTGTGTAGCATCTAAACCTTCAAATTGTTTAAGTGCTTTACTTGCGGCTTGAGCATTTGCTCGTTCTTTTCCTAGAGCCGATTTAAGGGCGGTTGTGTTTTCCAACTCGTACCCATTTGCCCCTGTTACATTCAATAAAAATGAGCCATCCTCTTGCTCACTGTAAAATGATGCAACGCCCTCATCTAATCCATCGGTTGTACTTATGTGTGCTTGTAATTCTGTCATACTATCGGTTCTCCTGTTTTTCGGGCTTCTCGCCCATGCAATGTAGTAGTTCTATTTACTTCTTCGGCAATAACATTCTTGCTTCCGTACTATTCTATCATTTTATCATCACTTTTGTAAATATGTAGTGGACACACGATGGGCAGGAGGTTTACCCACCGTGCGCCCCATGCAGACCCAACCCAGGGCAGCAAGAACTTCTACACAAATTACATCGGCAGAGAATAAGAAGAACATACCTACTATCACTTTGGAATTAGTTTTTACTTTACAAAAAGCGTTAGTTAATAAATGTGGTGTTTTTAGGTATGTAAGCAATTCTTACTCTTTCGCCATAATGTCCGATTAGTAATACAAGGCAAGAATCTATATGGAGACTCATAAGACGGCGAAAATTGCGTGTATATCTTGTACACACGCACCCCACACACCAACCAATACAATTGATTGGCTTCTTTCCACACTGTCTAACATAAAGGGTCTTACTCATTTTGGGCATTTGGGCGACCTTTTTGAATCTACTGTAGCCTCGGTGCATCCTTCGGATGACACGGATACACATACGTTGGAAGATGAATATGAACATGCCCATAACCTTTTGTCGGCAATACGGGGAACATTGAGTCCCGACTGTGAACTTTGGATAAACAAGGGAAATCACGATGCCAATATCGAAGCCCGTGACCCCCGCAGAGTACCATCAAGGCTCAGAAGTTTAGTTCATTGGAATATGCACCCCGTTTTTAGGGAAGAGTTTAAAAAATGGGAATGGCTACCCTACGAAAAATCTGCTCGATGTGTTAAAAGCATTGGGCAGATTTGTTTTTATCATGGTTTTGACGCGGGGCTTGTAAGTGATGAACTTGAGGGGCTTCAAATGTTGAACGCAATGCCGAACGCCCAACAACAAACTTTCAGACTAATGGTTCGTGGACATACACACCGACCCATACCCCCAACACAAATGTTGAGGACAAAAAAAGTTCCACTTCCGTTTTGGTATGCTAATGTAGGTACATGCGGTCCTCTCAAGCCTGACTATATGATTCGTAAAGACTCTAGCCAGTGGGGGGCAGCAATACTTATAGTGGAATGCCGAATAGACCGCCCATCCCGTCTTGTAGGCAAATGTTGGGATGCGGAACTAATTAGGATGCCTAAATAATGCGTGTTGAGATACGAGGTAAAAGGTGGAGTCTGGAGGCAGTAGATTACCTGCATGATGGTAGTTGTGGAAGCATAGACCCCTCTGACACACCACAGAAGCGTATTCTTATAGCCCGTAACCAGACCCCTGTAGACCAACTTGACACTGTGTTGCACGAATGTTTACACGCCGCCTTTCCTGACCTTGATGAAGAGGTTGTAACAGAATCAGCAACAGACATCGCCAAGGTATTACATAGATTAGGGTGTAGATTGAGTTTGTAATAGTGGCTGTATACTCTCCATCTTGGCAAACAAAATCAGAAGGAATGGCTGAGGAAGAAGTTTTATTGCTTCTTCAAAGCACCCCCACTAAAAGACTATTAGGTTCTTTAAAGGGGTTTCCTCACATCCTCCAAGAGATTGCGAGAGAGCAAACAAAAGAAACAGATAAAAAAGACATGCTGTGGATGTCAGATAGATTGAGGCTAATTGTTATAGTATTAGAACAACAGTGGGAAATTGAAACTAACGAGAAAGCATAAGGTCTTCTAACTTAACTAATTGGTCGAGCGTTAGGGGTTTATATTTTCTATCAATAAACTTATCCATAGGCACAACACCCCGCCTATATAATGCCGCCTTGCCTTTACCCATTACTTCATTTTGAAACTCCACTGGCTGTCTTCTAATCCACTGAGCATAAGTTACATTAGCAGGGACTAGCCCGTTCATTGATGCTCGTGTACCTAATGGGGCTTCTTTTAAGTTAATTCCTAATTCTTTCCAACTCCTAGTTACTGCAACCGTTGTTGAACGACATTGATGGTGCATTGGGGGTCTAGGTCCTTCATAGATTCCAAACACTTGACCATCTAATGTTCTACAAATATCCGTTGTTCTCCCATCAAGAACAGCAACATATTTAACTCCTTTTATTATGTCGCTATTCTCAGCCCAAAGCATTTCTCTTGCTTGGGATGCTACATGGCTGATTGCAGTTCTAACTATTGTTGATGCGTGTCGTCTTGTCGTGTGCAAAGCCCCATCAACAAAAGAAGTAGTCGATGTACCCATAACACGCCTAACAATTTTAGGCGTAGATTCACCAGTAGTAATACCAATGTTAATTTGACTTGAAATAGTCGCTTGTGCATGTGTTTCTAACCCCTTCCACCAATCTTTTAGTAATCTGCCCTCAAAAGGTTTACTTGTCATAATTGAACGAAGCATGTTGTTTGAAGGTAAAATAACTTCAGGGGCTAAATGCAATACACCCGCCTGTTCAAGCGTTCTATTCAAAAGTGTTTGTTGAAATTGGGCTTCATATACCCCTATATCGCTTAAACTTTTCTTTACATCCACACTAGCACTTACTAAACCCGCACGAATAAGTTCGTGAATGCTCTTTAGCATTGCTTGGTATCTTTTTGTTTTCCACACATTACTGTCATATCCCCTTGCAGTAATACGAGCAAGCCTTCTCTCTAAGGTGTTTGCTATATCTGGAAAAACTTCGTTATTCAAAAAAGAAACAACAGCATTTACTTCATTGGTTTTAAGCCTCTCTATGAAAATTGAATGGAGAATAGAGTGGTCAAGAATTGCACCATTTACTGAGCCAATAAGCCCCAATGCTTTTTGTCTTTCTGCAAAACGAATAAAATCAATGGAAGGTGGCATTATTCTCCGTCATCGGGGTCAGATTGTTTTTGCTGACTACCCTGACAACAATCCCCACCAACTTGTATCTGCCCACACGCAGCACACTGAGTATGACCGTGACAATAAACAGGAACAAGAACGCGACCACACCTGTCACAAAGGGGTTTGTTTTTTAGCATGTCTTTAGTATTTGTCATCTAATTTAGTTTCCTTTTCATTTTTATTCGTCTGCGCTTCATCCTCATCTTCGTCTGCGTCTTCAGTAAACGAGAGTGGGAGCATTGCGAGTGGTGGACCTTCTTCTTCGATAGCCTCAATTTCTGCATCAATATCCACCACCTCCGACAATAAACCCCGCCTCTTAACTTCTCGTAAGAAGGTGTCGCCCGATAGCAACGCCGCTTTACGCATTTCGATGAGGGAGCGAATATCATCACCAATGCGTTCGGAAAGACCAAAATCATTGTTAATATCAATTGAAAAAGTTTCAGGTAACTCGGTTTTTGTCCACCGTGTAGCCTTTTCAAACGCTTTTTGTAGTGTGTTTTCAAGTGCGCGAATCCATGCTTGTATAGATGTGTGTGTTCTACTTTCGTCAAGAACTCTTCCTGTTGCAGTCTGATTTCCTGAGCGTTGCACGATAGGTTGAAGACCAAGGACTTTCATTCTTTCTTCAAGTTTGTCTAAGTCTGCTTGCCCTGTTTCAATTGCGTTACCATTGTGTTCTACATAACTAACCTTTGCATCTGCATTCGTTGAGCGAATAAGTTGATTAGGACCAATTGTAAGACCCTCTTCCATTTCTTCTTCTGAGAATCCTGCCGCAAATAACACGCCAACCCTTGCAAACCTTAAAATGTTTCGTTGGTCAGACATGCTTTGCCAGTGAGCAAGATTTAACCAAGCCAAATCCTCCATTGGCGGTGTAGAAGTCATCGTCCCTGTTCTTGCTACATAATAAGTAACAATAGGAATACTCCCAAACGAGTGTGTGTTAGAGTCAATCAGAGAGTAATCTGATTCTTTGTTTGATTCATCTTTTCTCCAGAGTTCCCAATTGTGAGGTGTGTACACCCTAATGTAGTCTACTTCTTTGTCACCAAACTCACCGTCTGGCTCTGTTTTTTGTTCGTGTATTCTTACTTGTGTTAAAACTTCTTTACCATTACTTGCTATTTCAGTTCTCCAACCTATCACCTGTGTTGGATTAACATGGACAAAAATAGGACGAACACCTGCTTCTTTTTCATCTGCGAGAGTTGCGGTAGGAGAGAACTGAGGAAAATCAATTAAAATATGCGAACACCCGTAAGTAACCCCTGCTGTAAAGACATCTCTTGCAAATTGTGTGAGGTTTCTTCCATTCATATCCATGTCTTGAATCCACTCTTCTGTTTGGTCGGTCTTATCGCCTAAACAAAGAACAGGTCTACTAAATGGCTTTGATACAAGTTTTTCTATTGTGTCTCGATAAGAGTTATACAAAAAAGAACGATTAAGCCTGTTTATGTATGCTTCGGCAGACTCTCGTGGTTCTTGTGCAAGCCACTTGGTTCTACCCTTTCTCATTTCTTGTGTACCGCCCATAAGAGCGTGTAACAACTCCCACTTCGCAGACATTTCATCATACTCAAGGCTTGTTGAGTCTACTTTATTGTTTTCTTCGTTTGCCATTATGTTTCTCTTTAGTTATTGTTCAACTTGATAATATAGTTTACTGTTACAAATTTGGGTTTGTTTTCATGCGACCTTCCGCTGCCCACCTCTTGAAGATAGGGTGGTGATTCTGGTTCCCCACCAGTAGTATCATTTCTATACGCTTCTCCGTAGGTTGCTCTGTATTGCTGCCCCGATGACATACCATCGCGGAACATGTTGTTTGTTGGTTCTGGTGGACTTGTTTGACCATCATAATCACCACCATCAAACTCAAAGAATCGTTGCCACTTGTAACTGCCGTAGGTATGTCCACTGCTTCCTTCTGACCAACCGAGCAATACTGAGTGAGTGTGGGAGGGCATGTCCCCCTTTTGTAGTGTTACCGAATTTTCGCCTCCAGTATCGCCTATTTGTTGAAGACCAGGTCCACCAACGCCCATTGCAAAACTGTCTGCCATGTCAGGTAATTGGAAGTTATCGATATCTGTGCTGCCGAAATTAGTGCCAATTACAGCATATAAGGCACTGTATGTAGTTCGGTCTAGTAATGTGCCATCACAAAGATGCCAGTTGGTTGGTGCTGTTTCCCCTCCGAACATCATAATAGAACCAACAATCGCCATATCCGTACCATCCGCACCATCCGCACCATCTGTACCCTTTGAAGTAAACAAGTTCCAATCATCGCCGTGGACAGGGGTAATATCCAACACATCATCATCAAGACAAATCCATGTTGAGCCGTTGTAATGCACTACGTCATTTTTATAGTATGTTTCCGCGTTGTCGTAAGTGCCACGCCACTCAAAACCTGTCGTGAGTATCTCCCAATACCCCGCACCATCGGGACTTGGTGTATCTGCTGACCCCGAACTGTGAGGAAACGTACAAATATATGCGCGACCTTGGTAATACACACAATCATCTATGATATAAGAAGCAGAAGCATTATACGCCCCCACCCAATTAAGCCCTGCGTCACCTGTTCGTAATAAAGATACTGCTACTTTCTCACCATCATTGAAGACATTTGGTGCTATAGAGTTTACGATATTTTGTATATCGAGCGTATGAACATTCCCATCTTTTGTGTGGTTAGTTATTTCATAACTCATCCATCTTGTAGTGTCATTCGCAGAAGTTAGTCTAACTAAACCCAACACCTTTGCATCGGCAGCACCTATCCACTCATTGTACAGCGTGTCCAAGTTTGTACCATCTACATCTGTGCTTGATATATACAACTTAGTTACTGAAAGTGGTGTTCCATTATTTAGTCTTAGTTCACCACCAGAGGGGTCATCTCCTGTCGCCGTGTCGAATAAGTACCCCGAACCTGCTGAACCTGCCGAACCTGCCGAACCCCCTCTAGCAAGTATTTCCCAGTAAGAACTTCCTTCAGTTGGTTCTTGGTCTGTTCCTTCTTGTACACAAATCCATGTTGAGCCGTTATGCAAAACGGCATCACTTAAATTGTATGTTGTAGCAGAGTCCCATGT